GACTTGAAGCGCGTCTGCCGTCGCGTCGATGGCTTCAAGTTCACGTCGCAGAGCAAGCAACAACTGATGGAAGGGCTACAGATTTCGATACAAACGCGCGAGATTCGATACCCGGATGGGTGGCTGCGCTCGGAACTGGAGGGCTTCGGATACCGATACTCCGGAAAGCACGTCGCGTACGAGGCGACAGCGGGACACGATGACGGCGTATGCGCCTTGGCACTTGCCGTCCATGCACGACGCGCGCGAAAGCCGCTCCTTACGAGAGTGATATGAATCTACTTGAACGCATCAAAGCGGTACTCACCAAGACGGCGTTCACCGACGACAAGCCGCCGCGCTTCACGTCGGCTAGCGGCATGACGTTCCTTGGGCGCGAGGTGAAGCGTCCCGACTTCAGCCACAAGGCAGCGGTTCAGTATTGCGCGTCGTGGGTCTACGCGGCGGCGCGTCTGAACGCTATCGCTGTCGCTTCGCAGCCGCTCCGGCTCTACGTGCGCTCGCGCGGAACTGGCGCGAAACTTTGGAACACGCGCAGGACGGATCGCCGCACGAAGGCGTATCTATCCGGCGATCTCGCGCAACTCCCATCGCGGTTTGCGATGTCGAAAGCAGCGGAGTTCGGCGACGACTACGAAGCCGTCACGGACACCCATCCTCTGCTCGACCTATTGACGCGAGTCAACCCGTACCAGAACGGATTTGACGCGACCGTCCTGCGCGTGCTTTACTTGGAGTTGACGGGCAACGCGTACGTTCATCCGGTGATTGATCGTCGGCTCGGTATCCCCGCTGAACTGTGGACGATGCCTAGCCAGTGGGTCGAAATCATGCCGGGTGACGGCGCGCGAGGGGAGCCGTTCGTGCGAGGCTTCCGCTACGGGTCGAGCGATCACCAGAAGACCGACTTCACGCCGGAAGAAGTGATCCACTTCAAGTATCCGAACCCGCGCGATATGTACTACGGACTCGGCAAGGTCGAGGCCGCGTGGGGTGCTGTGACTTCAAACGAAGCATTGCACGAGATGGACTATTTCTTCTTCAAGAACAAGAGCCGACCGGACTATCTCGCCGTCATCAAGGGCAACGCGAGCGAAGCGGAGTTGGATCGGTTCACGGCGGAAGTAGAGAACAAGATTCGCGGGACGCAGAAAACGGGCAAGTTCCTTGCCGTCACTGGTGACGTTGACTTGAAGCCGCTTTCGTTCCCACCGAAGGACTTGGAAGGACGCGAGGAGATCGTTGAGGAGATCGCGGCAATCTTCGGTGTGCCAGTGTCGATGCTTCGTGCGAACGATCCGAACCTAGCAAGTGCTGAGGTTGGCTTTGCGTCGTGGAAGGAAACGACGATCCTCCCCGCGTGTCGCATGGATGAAGAGGTGTTGAATCAGTCCCTCTTGCCGCTGTTCGGTATCGAAGAGGACGCGTTCCTTGCGTACGACAACCCGGTAAAGCGCGACGAGGTGCAGGAGTCCACGAAGCGCCTGACGTACGTTCAAGGCGGGATCATCACGGCGAACGAGGCGCGACAGCAGGAGGGGCTAGAGCCAATCGAAGACCCGAACGCGGATCGGTTGCTCATCAACGGTCAGGTTCTAGGAGCGGGCGCGCAGATTCCGTTTATGGCGCAGCGTCCTAATGAACCGACGCAATCTGCGCCAATGGAAAACGAGCAGACCGTTACAGAAGACCTTGCCGCAAGTGCGCTCAATGGAGCGCAAGTTACGAGCCTTGTGGAACTGGCGACGAGCGCGGCAAGCGGGATTCTTCCGCTCGACAGTGTTCGATCAATGGCAGCGGCGGCGTTTCCTGCAATTCCGCGCGAGACGATTGATGCGATATTCGATCCGATTGTTCCGCGCTCACTCGCGCCAGTGCAAGAATCACCCGACGCGCCGGAAGTTGTGGCAAAGGCCATCGAAACGAAGGACGCTCTAGGCGACTGCGTGAGCGCGAAGATTCCGAAGTTGCTCGACGAGGGCTACCCGCAGGATCAAGCGGTGGCAATCGCGTACGCCATGTGCAGCGAGGGGAAGGGGTTAGAGGAGGCCATCGGTAAGGCCGTCGAAGGCATCGACACGAAGCCGCCGGAGTCTGTCGCCGCGAACGCGCGGCGGGCGCTTGAGGTGCGCGAGTCGAAGCCGGAATCCCAACGCGGCATGACCGAGGTTGGCATTGCGCGCGCGCGTGATCTGTCGAATCGCGCGAATCTGAGCGAGGACACCATCCGGCGTATGCTCGCCTACTTTGAGCGCCACGAAGTGGACAAGCAGGGCGAGACTTGGGACGACCAAGGCAAGGGTTGGCAAGCGTGGAACGGTTGGGGTGGCGACGAGGGCTTCTCGTGGGCGCGTCGTAAGGTGGAGGAGTTCGACCGGGCGCACGAGAAGAAGTCTTGCGGGTGTGGCTGCAAATCTGCACGCAGAATTTCACAGAAGGCAATGTGGGAATCCGGTGTATCCGATGGGATACACACGAAGAGCGCGGAGAGTGAATCGCGCAAGATCAACAAGAACGAAGAGGAGGCCGCGAAGGCTGTCTCTGCGGTGTTCGATAAGCAAGTTTCCGAAATCCTCTCGCTGCTCAAGGCGGCGGAACGACCGTCGCAAGAGTTGATTACGCGCGCGGAACGTGTGCTACGCGCGCGCGGCTATCAGCGCGAAATCGTCGCGGCGCTGTCGCCGTATCTGCGCGAGGCGATCACAACTGGCGCGACAATCGGTATCGACACGGTGGCGAATGTGGCTACCGAGGTGGATTTCCAGTTGGAGCGCGACGACCTGGCGCGATACGCGGACACGGAATCCGTGCGGCTCGCGCGGCAGACGGCATCCGGTGTCACGGAAACGACGGCGGTTCGCGTGCGCGACATCTTGGGAGACGGATTGGAGAAGGGCGAGAACGTGGACAAACTTGCGGAGCGCGTCCAAACGTGGGCTGATTCGCAGAAGGATCAAGACGGCACTTGGAGCCGCGCTACCACGGTTGCGCGAACGGAAGCGCAACGCGCCGCGCGTGTCGCGGAAGTCGAGGCGTGGAAGTCCACCGGCTTGGTTCGCGGCAAGACGTGGCTTCTCGCGCCTGATCCGTGCGAGTTCTGTGAGGCGGTGGCGAAGGTCTACGAGACGAATGCAATCGGACTAGATGAGGCGTTCTTCACGAAGGGCAGCGTTCTCACTGGTGCGGACGGCGGCTCTATGGTGCTCGACTACGAAGACATCAAGGGCGCACCGCTTCACCCGAACTGCCGCTGCTCCATGCAACCTCTACTGGATGACGATTTGGAATCCATCTACCAAGAAATCAAGGCAGACGAGTTGGCCGCAGCAGCACGACGCATCACGGAACAGGAAGGCAACCAATGACGGACACACTCGTACGCAAGGCGCTCGCGGCTGAACTGAAGGGAACCGCGCGAGGATTCACAGCAGTAATCACGGCGGAAACTCTCGACCGTGACGGTGAGGTGTTGATCCCGCAGGGCATGAATTCGACCGAGTTCGACCGCAACCCGACGCTCTTCTGGAATCACGACTACGCACAGCCAGTTGGTAGGTGCAACGGGCTGAAGCGGAAGGAATCGACCATCGTTGGGGACTTCACGTTCGCGCAGCGACCGGACGGATACCAAGGCGAGTTCTTCCCCGAGGTCGCGGCGGCGCTCGTCGCGCAAGGGATCGTAAACGCTGTTTCGGTCGGCTATATGCCGGAGGACGGCGGCGTACGCAAGGCAATCGACGCGGATCGCAAGCGGTACGGCGAGCGCGTTCATACGGTGTACTCACGGTGGAAACTGCTAGAGGTGAGCCTTGCGCCGCTTCAGTCGAACCCCGATGCGCTCATCACGGCGGTGAAAAAGGGGATCATGTCGCCAGTTGCCGCGCAGCGATGGTTCGGGATTGAGACACCGAAGCGCACAGTGATTACGGTTGGCGTGCCTTCAACTGGAACGAAGCGCGCGCCGATCAATGTCGAAGAGGTCGTCAAGCGCGAGATTGCTCGCGCTCAAGGCCGCATCTTCCTCTGATCCGTTCGGCAGAGCCTACGGCGAGTCGCCTGCAAGCAGCCTAGATCGGTAAGAAAGATCACACCTGATTTCTGACAGGAGCAGTTGTCCCATGAAGACTATGAACACCGCAGACTTTACCGCTGCGCTTGAGCGCGCCGGAAAGATCAAGGGCGAACCCGGCGTGGTCGCTCAGAAGAAGTTGATTCTTGAGAACTACATGATTGTTGACGATGCCGGAATGGCCGTCGATCCCGACAGCCTTGATGTCGTCGTGAAGGGAATGCCCGCCGCCGAGAAGGAGCCGGAGACGGACAGCGCGCTTGCTGAAGCCGTCGCCAAGAGCGTTCGTCGCTCGCTCGCGGATTTGGTTGTAGATCGCAAGTTCGCGGTTACCGCGAATCTCGACGCGAAGCCTAACACTCCGTGGGAAACCGCGCGCGTGTACGGCTCCATCAAGAACCTCAAGAGCAAGGAAGCCGCGTACAAGTTCGGTGCGTGGTGCTTGGCCGCGATGGGTCACCAGAAGTCCGCTGCATTCTGCAAGGACAATGGACTTTCGCTCATCCGCACCAAGGGTCACAGTGAAGGCGTGAACAGCGCGGGCGGCTTCCTCGTTCCCGAAGAGTTTGAGAACGAACTGATTACGCTGCGCGAGCAGTTCGGCGTGTTCCGCCGCAATGCAACCGTCAAGCCGATGTCGAGCGATACCAAGCGCATTCCGAAGCGCGTTGGCACGGTTACGGCGTACTTCGTCGGTGAGGCAGCAGCCATCACCGAAAGCCAGCAGACGTTCGACAACGTGCAGTTGGTTGCGAAGAAGATCGGCGCTCTTACCACCATCTCTAGCGAACTGAACGAAGACGCACTGATCAACCTTGGCGACGACATCGCAGGCGAAATCGCCTACGCGTTCGCACTCAAGGAAGACGACTGCGGCTTCAACGGTGACGGAACTGGTGCGAACTTCGGCGGCATCGTCGGTCTTAAGCACGCTCTCACCGATGCCACCTATCAGGTGTCGGACGGTGGACAGACCTTGTACTCGGGCGTTACCGCTGCGGAAATCGCAGCGGGTCTTCGCAAGTTGCCCGCGTTCGCGGCTCAGCGAAACAACATCAAGATTTTCTGCCCCAAGGCGACGTTCCACGCGGTCTTTGAGCGGATCGCGCTCGGTGCAGGCGGCGTGACGGCTCTTGAGATGGCAAACGGACTCACCGCGCCGCGCTTCATGGGCTATCCCGTGGAGTTCACGCAGGTGATTCCGGTCACCGAGGGTGCTGGCGAGACGTTCGCCTACATTGGTGATCTCCGTCAGGCCGCGTACTTTGGTGATCGTCGCGCGAACTCAATCGCGTTCTCTGATTCCGCGCTCAACTCGTTTGAGCAGGACGAAATCGCGGTGCGCGGTACGCAGCGTTTCGACATCGTGTGCGCCAACGTCGGAGGCGCGACCGCTTCCGGCGCAATGGTTCGCATGACTCTCTAAAACCTCCCTTGTTGCAGGGGGGAGGGGGATTCGTCTCCTTCCCCCCGCACCAGAATGAAAGCAGGACTTCCATGCGACAGAACAGTAAGTTCGTGATTGGCGCAATCAGCGCCACCAACGCTTCCCAACTCACGGCGACCATCGACACGCGCGGCTTCTCGTACGCGCGTCTCTACTGCCTCGGCAACACCAACGCGGGCGTGTCAACCGTTCTCACCAACAACGTTGTTCGCGAGAACGACGACAACTCAACCAACTGGGTGTCAATCGCTGCGACTCAGGCCGGAACCGGATTCACCCCGGCTACGAACGTGCAGAGCACGGCGCTCGCCAAGATCGTGCATGACATCGACCTTCGCGGGCGCAAGCGGTATCTGAACGTCCTGTTCACGCCGCACGCAACCACGGAAATCATCATCGCCGCTGAACTGAGCCTTCCTGCGGACGGCTGCACTTCGGCAGCGGAGATTGGCGCGGCTTTCGTCACGCAGTCTTGATGAGTACAGGTTTTCGCATCCGGCGACCCTGCGGGACACGTTCTCGCAGGGTCGCTATGCTTCTAGCGCGAGGGGCTTGGGAGGTCGCATGGATTGCGTGAACGACATTCTCGCCACAGCGGCGAGCGGCGAAGAAGTCGAGGTTGCAAGGAAGGTCGCGGGCGCGACGGCACGATTCGACGTGCCGGATTTCGACGTGGCGATGGAGATGTATCAGCGCGGCGAAGGCAGCGCGGAGGATCACTGTCTCGCGCGCGGGAAGTACCGCAGCATTTGGAACCGCGAGAAACTGGCGAAGGTGCTGTCTATGGCCGGATGGGAGATCACCGGCGGCATCGACGGCACGTCGTGGCGTAGCCCGGACGGATGGTTGCGCGTCGTTGCAAATCGCGTCCAGAAGCCGAACCCACGGCTACCGATGTCAGAGGTGCAAGCAATCATGTCGATGCCGCGCATTGCGTGGACGGACACGATGGGGGCTACGCATCTCGCCTGTGTGAAACTCGGCATCGACTTCCTCAAGGGCGTTGGCGTGTTTTGGGGGCAGTGCTTGCAGCGGATGATGGAGCAAGTGTGCGCCGATCCATCGCGCAAGTACGTGCTGACGATTGACTACGATTCGATCTTCGATCCGGAAGACATCGTTCGTCTGTGGCAGATCATGGAGACGAACCCCGACGTAGACGCGCTGTTCCCGCTGCAAGTTGGCCGCGACCGCGATACTTGCTTGCTGTCGATGGTCAACGAGGACGGCGAGCGCATCAAGCGCGTGGACGCAGCCGAGTTCCGGCGGCAAGTGCTGCCATGTGAAACCGGACACTTCGGGCTGACGCTGATTCGTACGGACGCGCTGCGGCGCATGAAGAAGCCGTGGTTCGTGCCGACTCCCGCGCCGGACGGCGGGTGGGGAGATGGCCGGGTAGACGACGATATCCACTTCTGGCACGCGTTCCGAGCCGCAGGGAACAACGTCTGCGTTACGCCACGCGTTCGCATCGGACATCTCCAACTCATCGTGACGTGGCCGGGTGAGGACTTGCGGACGATTCACCAGTACTGCTCAAAGTACGGCGACGAGGGGAGGCCAACGGAATGCATGAACTTCTGATGATCGTACGGAATTGCGCCGTACACGATCCCGGATGCGGGCGACGTGTGATGAGGCCGGGAGCGATCTACAACGCGGACGAGAACACGGCGCGAATGCTCGTCGAGCGCGGCTACGCCATGCGCGTTGTCGAGCCTGCGCCGCTGTTCGTGGATTCCACCGCCGCGCCGGGAAAGCCGAAGAAAGCCAAACGAAGGGACTCCACCGATGGCAGTATCAACGACGGCACACACAACCCTTCCCGATGCGAAACTGTTTCTCGGGATCACGGGGACAACATCCGACGCGATCCTTGAGCAGTGCATTGACCGCGCGAGCGCGTGGGTAGATCGGTACTGCGGGCGCACGTTCAAGGCCGCGCGGTACTACGAGTTCCGCGATGGCGGTTCGGATCGTCTCGCGCTTCGGAACCCGCCAGTGCAAGCGGTGTATTTCTGCTCGACCACGAAAGAAAGCGTTCTTTCTGTAGCGTCTACGGTCGCGTCTGACACGCTCGCCACGGTGTCGGTAGCAAACGGGGAACTGCAACTCACGCGGCGCGACAGCGGCGGCACGGAGACGCGTACGGCGCTCAGCCTTGACACGTACGATTCGGTGTCGGAACTGGCGGTCGCGGCGAATCTCGTAGCCGGCTTCAGCGCAAGCGTGGTCAAGAACGCGCCGAGTAGGTATCTCGCGCGCGTGGCCGGACGCGACGTGCGTCAGGGCGCGTTCTTGCTTGACGGCTTCACGGACTTCTATGCGGAGTACGGGCTAGAGGAAGAGTCAGGGATCATCTACGGACGAACGCCGCGAGCGTGGCGCGCCATCGTGGTTGATTACCGAGGCGGCTACGAGGTGATCCCGGCTGACGTGGAACAGGCAACGCTGATGCTCGTTGGCAAGTTCTTCCGCGACCGGACGCGGGATATTTCGGTGTCGTCGGAATCTCTGGGCGGCTACTCGTACTCGCTTCGCGCGGGTGACGAGACGGCGCGCGAGATTGAATCTCTACTTGGTGCGTACAAGAGGATTCGATGAGCATTGAAAGCCTCGTCAACCGCTTTGGAATGACGCTGTATCTGTACAGGCCGAGTACGTCGGTCGGTGTGGACGGCGAGGTTTCGCGCACGTACTCGCGCGTCTGTGAGTTTCGGGGCTTCGTGGACACGTCGAGTCAGTCGAGCAATGTTGCGATGGGTCGCGCCGAGGGTCGGACTCAGGCAACGATCTACGTTCCCGGGTCTTTGGATGTCCGGATTGATGACGAAATCCGCGAAGGCTTCTACGGGACGGTTCGGAATTGGCGCGTCACTGGTGCGAACGTCCCCGGGGAAGTGATCGTTGCGAACAGCGCGGCGCATCTCGCCATGACGGTTGTTGATGCCGTCGAGGTTGAACCGGGGGTGACGCTGTGACCAACTTCAGTTTCCGAAAGGGCTTCGTAGCGTTCGCTGTCGAGCGCGGCGTACAGGAGGGTCTAGCGGGCGTGGCGCTGATTATGTCGAAGCGGTTACGCGACGGACTCAGCAAGCCGGGATCGGGTCGCAAGTACCGAATTGCCAAGGGTAAGAAGAGAGGGCGCAACCTTCGCGCGCAGGGTTTCCATATCGCGTCTGCTCCGGGCGAACCCCCCGCGGCTTCTAGTGGCAACCTTAGAAGTTCATGGGTAATCAAGCCAATCACCAGATACGGAACGCAGCAGGACGACACGCAGTTTATGACTCTTGAGAAGGTCGGAAAGCACAACGTGTTCTTCCGGTTTGGTAGCAAGTTGGAATATGCGCGCGCACTTGAATACGGAAATCCAAGAGGAAATCTTCTGCCCCGTCCATACGTAAAGCCGATGTTGGACGAAGTCATGCCCCGAGTCCAACAGATCATGGCCGCAAAGATGAAGCGGAGCCTTCGATGAGCCAAGCCATACTGAACGCGCTCAAGTCTCGGCTTGCCGTTACGCCGTCTCTGACGGCGATTGTGGGGACGCGCATATACCTTGACGTTGGCGTTGCAAACGCGCCGCT